TTAGTCATTAAAACGGGTATTACTTCACTGAAACCCTTATAAACAGGGCATTTTCTGAAATATCTGTATCTCTATTTATCCATATCGGTATTATTTTTAAGTTTTTGGGTATTACTTCAGTACTGAAAAACATGCAAAACTCAGCAAAAGATTACCAAAGATTGCAAAACATTTGAGAGCGTTTAAATTCCCTTCCATACTGATTTTCAATAACTTACATTCGTAATTCGTTGGTTTTCAGATACTAAAAAAAGGGGCGTAAAACCCCTTTTGTAGTCGATAGGGGAATTTGTTAGTTCGTTCATTACCAGATAGTTTCGAGGATAACACTTGAATAGGTATTACTCAGGTATTACTTCTTCCTTTCGTATCTCCATTTGTAAGTACCAGTCTTATCAGATGAAGATAGAATAAGGGTGTTGTCTGAGAGTTCCTTGATGTCGTAGGCCGTGATTAGCGGATCTCCTGTCTCTGTAGTTGTTTCAGTAAAGACGATGATGTTACCGTCTTTCTTCCACGTTCCGCTCTCTTTGACTTCCTGAGTCTTACCTCCTATGTAAAGTGTTACTGTTTTGTCGTATTGACCGTTTTCTCCTATTTTCATTTTAATAATTGACCACATGTTTACAGAGCCTTCAGATTCCTGTTCTGCCTGCCATGTACCGATGATGTTCCCATCTGGACGAGTACAGGAAAGGAAAACCATTATCAGGCAGAGGAATGACATTTTTGAGAGATTAGCCATAACTGTATCAGAACATCTTCATGCTACCTAAGACACGGAACACCTTATATATAATAGATTTCTTTATGACCTGTTCCGGGTATTCCTTGTTATCCGGAATTAGCGTAACCGTATCACCATTGTCTTTTATTCTCTTGATGGTACGGAGTTCATTTGTCGTAATGATGGCGTAGATCTCGCCAGATATAAGACAACTGAAATCTTTTATCTCCTTGATTGCAATAACGTCGCCACTTGAAATAGTGGGACGCATGGAGTCACCATGAGCATTACACCAACAGTCGCATTTGTTGTAAGGTGTAAAATCAATCATATAGTCAGGGGTACGGGTCTGGTCGTTCTCCATGAAGGTGTAACCCATTTCGAAATCTACGTTGAAATACGGTTTTCCTACGGATTTGTCGAAGCCCTTTGACGGTAAGTTGTCAAAATCGGACGGCAGCATCTTAGTCGTATGTGTTTCTTCAACAATCATTTTACCACTACCGTCATAAATCCATTCTGCGGAAATTATGTTTGAGAATGAAGCGCAGAATGCCTTTGTGAATTTCCAAGTAAGGTATCTTTCATCACCGTTTAGTGCTGAACTGATTCCATTTACCCCACGATCCATCCTTTCGGCAATGCTTTTTGAGATAGCCCTGCCGTCAATCAAGCCTAAAGACATAAGATGCTTTATTGCTTGTTCCAGTCTGTTTTTCCTCTCTGAGTCCATATTACGGGTGCAATTTGTGTTAAAATAATGTTAAATACTAAATAATACTATTCAAAATACGAATAAATAATATATCTTTGCACCCAGTTAAGTAAAAACAAGGGCGCGGTCTCTCACGAAAGTTCGGTAAGAACAATCGGAGATTTCATTTGGCGATGCAAATATACGATAAAATAGTGAGAGTACCAAACCTTTTGAATTAAAATTTAGTAAAACAACGTAAAATTACGTAGAATGGTAGCAGAAAGAATTAGCACAAACGACATTCAGTCCATTGGTAAAAATGGTATGCTGGAGGTGACTCTTCCTGATTACAAGGCTTGTATATCGGCGAAGAACTTGGTCACGTACACAAAGAACATGTATCCGCGTGAGGATGGCATGACCTACACCTGTAGCATCAACCGTGATACCCATACCATTACTATAAAGGTTATTGATCCTGAGAATGTGAACAAAAAAGATAAATAAGAAAGGAGTTTGTTATGGATAACGGTATTATTGAGTTTGGTGAGAGCCACAGGATTGATAACCCTGTTAGCAAGGTTTTTGCCTACGACGGTCAGAACGTCACCTTTGAAAAGAAAGGTGGCATTGTCATGGTGAATGCTACTGAAATGGCAAAACCGTTCAAAAAAGTGGCAAAGGACTGGCTTAGAACCAAGCAGACGAATGAGTTTATTCACTCACTGTCAGTCGTTAGGCATATTAGCCCAACGGAACTTGTAGTGAAGTCTCAGGGTGGCACAGTCCAAGGCACATGGATGCACGAAGACGTAGCCATCGAATTTGCGCGTTGGTTGGCTCCTGAGTTCGCCATCTGGTGTAATGACCGTATCAAGGAGTTGCTTACTGTTGGTATGACTGCCACACAACCAACCCTTGAAGCCATGCTCGATAATCCCGATCTCGTCATTGGTCTTGCAACGAAGCTGAAGCAGCAGAGGGAAGAGAATGCTCGTCTTCAGGAAGCAAACCGCAAGAGTCAGGCTGTCATTGCACAGCAATCAGAGAAGATTCTGAAGGATGCACCAAAGGTTTCTTACTTTGAGGCATTTATGAGGGCTGCACACGGGTCGAAGTCTGTTGGCATCCGCGAGGTAGTTAAACAGGCTCATATCAAGTCTGAGAAGAAGTTCATCACTTGGATGCTTGACCGTAGAATCCTGTTCCGTCAGAAGCGTGACAACAGGTTACAGCCCTATGCAGACTACAAAGCATGTTTTGACAGTATCGACGTGCATGACGAAACCAACGACTGGTCTGGAAAGCAGTTGTTGATCAACCCCTATGGAAAAATGAAGATTGTGAAGCGTTATCACGAAGAGCAACCAATGGAGTTTGATTCTCCAATGGACTTGTTTTCGCAGAACCATTAATAAAGGAGGACTAACCTATGACTGACAATGAACTGAGACGGCTTGCACACCTGATAGTGCTTGAGCAAGCGAGTAACGAGCAGTGGATGATAGCCTTCGCAAAGGCTCAGTCCAAGTTACAGAAACCGCAGAAAAAGCTGGTGTCTGCAAAGATAGCCGCTGATACCCTCGGTATATCTGTATGGCAGTTGTACCGTATCAAGGATGATGAAGACGGAAGACCTCAGTTCTCCTATACAAAGGGAGAAAGTCAGTCTTCTCCTTTGAAGTTCGACGCTTCAACCTTGCTCGAAGACTACGAGCGTTATCTTGCCCGCAGGAAGAGTAGTAAGGTGATTCAGATGAAAGCCATTGTTGGCAATAATCTGTAAGGATGCAAGGTGTTGCTATCCTAAACAATGAGAAATCGGTAAAACGATATAAGACATATTCTAAAGGGACTGTTCCAATGGGTTCGTGAACCCGATGATGCTGAAAGGATCAGCATGGTTCCTCAGATGCAGCCGTTGCGTCCACCGAAAGCCAGTTAAGGTGAAGAGTAGGTAAAGCGGTTGGTGGGATAAAGCCACCTATACTGAATGGGTATAACTATGCCCTGTGAAGAAAAGTTGAAGGCTAAATACGAAATTTTAGCCGTGAGCATGGCTCTTAAATATATGGTAGCGCATATAGCGGCAACTTCATTCTGTAGCTCAGTTGGTAGAGCGTAGCCATTCGAGCCGTCCACGATGAAATATGGCAACATAGGGATTGCGTGGGTAGCGGCTCAGCCAAACGAGGCTAAGGTCGGTGGTTCGAGTCCATCCAGAATGACAAAACATTTATAGTTAAACAATTATTGGCTTGTGAAAGTCGTAGGTATAATAGGAATTGACAAACTAAAAAACGCATGTTTTAGACATTTGATTTTTGATGTATCACCATTTGTTTGTGAAAACAGGTGCTGAAAACTTCAATAGGTTAAGTCTAAGGTTTAAAGTCAGCCGTTACAGCGGTGACGGCTTTTCAAGAAACCCCGAATATTATTATATATGAAGTGCCGTTCGGTATGTCCGTTAGAAGTTCTGCCATACATTTACAGGTACAACACGACGCTTTTGCCGCAGAATCTCAATAACTCAGGAGTGGATGCGGTAGTTATCGCAGAACGAGAGAGAGTGGTAGCGCACGTCCACGACACTTCCCCTTTTGGAGAGTTGGTAGAGTCCGGTTGAATACACCACATTGCTAACGTGGCATACGTTGAGGCGTATCGGGGGTTCGAATCCCTCACTCTCCGCACAAAACACGTTTGGATTCGCTACCTTACCGTGTAGAGCCTTTCGGTGGAGATCTCGCGTGTGATCGCTGAATGCAGGGATCCTTGTTATCCTGCCCGAATTTCGGGACACCAAAGGCTTTTTTAAATGGAAATATTTTCTTTTGGTCAGGTAAGTATAAGATGAATTGGTGTGCCCCGTAGCAATCCGGCTGCGGGGCTTTGTGACGGAAGAAAATTACTTACGAACATAAATATAGAGTATGGGATATAAGGATCAGTTAAAGGAATGGCTTGACGAGCATCCTAATGCAACAGTAGAAGAGGCTATTGAGGCTGGCTACTGGATATGTTGTGATAACTGGTGCAAACAACGCAGATAATATATATAGATATGGAAAAGACTTATATTGGAATTGACCCCGGTTCTATCGGATTTATATCAGCCATCTTCCCGAATGGAAACTTTGAGTTCTATTCGATTGACGAGAATGATGATTTAGACTTACACAGGATTTTCAAGAGTATCAAAGAACGGTCATGGCAGGTGACAGCAGTGTTAGAAGATGTTCACGCAATCTTTGGTTCTGCTGCAAAATCTACGTTTGCATTTGGTGAGATTAAAGGCATCCTGAAAGGTCTGCTTATTGCGAATGAGATTCCTTATACTCTGGTACAGCCTAAACAATGGCAGCAGGAGATTTGGGTTCATCAGGATGAAATCTACATCACCAAGAACAGAAATGTCACTGACAAAGATACAGGCGTAAAGTATTCCAAGCCATACAAGGCTGTTGATCCGAAACCAACGTCAATCAATGCCGCCCGTAGACTTTTCCCGAATATCGACCTGAGAAAGAATGAGCGGTGCAAGAAGATTGACGATAACAAGGTAGATAGCTTGCTCATGGCCGAGTACGCTCGTAGAAAGAATTTATAACTGTTGTTTTTGATCATAAGCTAATTAAAGAGTTACAAATTGTCGGTCAGCTTTGTCGTGAGACAGGGCTGACTTTTTCTTTGACCATTTTCAACCAAAAATATAAAAATATGGCAGAACAAAAACAAAGCACAGAACTTGCAAAACTGAACATTAACGACTTGATGCACAGTCCAATCGTCGTTAAGAAGTTGCAAGATTGCCTGATTGACCCTAAGACAACCAACGGGTTTATCAGTAGTGTAATTAGTGTTGCAACCAGTAACACCTATCTGAAGAAGTGTCAGCCCATGACAATTCTTGGTGCTGCAATGGTGGCAGCAACTCTTCAGTTGCCTATTGTTCCTACTTTGGGAATGGCTTACATCATTCCTTACGGAACACAGGCTCAGTTCCAAATCGGCTACAAAGGACTTTTGCAGTTGGCGATGCGTAGCGGTGAGTTCAAGAACATCATCGACGAGCCAGTTTACAAAGGTCAGCTTGTAAAGAAGAACAAGTTTACTGGTGAATATGTTTTCGATGAAGATGCCCGTGAGAAAGATAAGGACGGCAATCCAACAACGGAGATTATCGGCTACATGGCTCGTATCGACCTCGTAAACGGTTTCAGCAAAACTATCTTCTGGACTGTTGACGAAGTAAAAGACCATGCCACAAAGTTCTCACAGGCTTACCAGAAAGGTTACACGTCGCCTTGGAAGTCAGACTTTGATGCTATGGCTCGTAAGACCGTCTTGAAGCACCTTATCAACAAGTATGCCCCGAAGACTATCCAGATGGAGAACGCCATCCGCTTCGACCAAGCTGCCGTGAAGATTAACAACAACGGCACTATGCTGACGGAGGAAGACCTTGACATCAATGCTTTCGGTGCAGATTACGTTGACAATGAGCCTCAGATTCAGGATGCAACAGCCGAAGAGGTTGATCCGAGTAAGGGATTGTTCGGTGACGGCGATAATGGCGATAAACAGTAAGTGCTATGGCTAACGATTTACAGCGAACAACAGAGTGGTATCTTTCCCGAAAGGGTAAGATTACCGCTTCTGAGTGCTATGTTCTTCTGAATAATAGCAAAGGTGAAGTTCCTCTTACGAAAGAAGAGAAGGAACAGTTTCGCCAAGAGCATCCCAGAGCCAAACTTCCTGAGACAAAGAAAGTCGATGTGCCTTTCAGCACTGGTACATATTCTTATCTCGACGATAAGATTGCCGAAATGTATATGCCCGATAACTCTTTCATTGAGTACATGGAAGACAGACCATCGAACAGGGCAATGCAATGGGGTACGTTTTGGGAAGAAGGAGCAAGAAACCGCTACATCGAGGCTACTGGCTATGAGGTTCTTGATTCTCCTTTCGTCGCCCTCAAAGGCTTTGAGAACTTCGCAGGTGGCAGTCCTGACGGCATCATAAGAAATGTTGAGGACACCAACGGCTACAAGGGTATCATTGAAATCAAGTCTCCCTTCAATCCGGCAGTCCACCTCAGACACTTCCTTTATGAGAGGCCAGAGGACTTGAAAGAGGATAACCTCCAGTATTACGTCCAGTGTCAGTACAACATGGTTTGCGTAAGCAGGGAGTTCGGAACACAAGTAGAGTTCTGTGACTTTATCAGTTATGATCCTCGCACATCGAAGTCAAAGCAACTGAAGGTTTTGCGTATTCCAGCGGAAATAGAAATGCAGAATCTCTTGGTTGAGAGGACGGAACTTGCGGTTTCATATCTACGTGAGCAAATAGAACGCATCAACAAAATGCAGTCTATCATCAACGAATACAAGTAAACTATGGAACTAACAGGAAAGCTGATAGCAGCATTGCCTACTAAGTCCGGTGTGTCTCAGAGAAGTGGCAACCCGTGGATGTCGCGTGAATATGTTATTGAGATACCAGGTCAGTACCCGAAGAAGTTTGTATTTACGATTTTCGGTGAGGATAAACTGAAGCAGTTCAATCTAAGGAAAGACGAGACTGTTACTGTACAGTTCGACATTGACGCTCACGAATACAATGGCAGATGGTTCAATGAGGTTCGTGCCTACAACATCATCCGTCCGCAACAGGCAGCACCAGCCCAACAGCCAGTAGCAGCTCCACCACAACAGACAGATGGTGGTGGTAGTGCGGACGATTTGCCATTCTGATCTATCAAAGCCGTGCCATTCCCGACACGGCTTTTTTACACGGTCTGACAACAAACGGATTGCGCATTGCTTCATTCTTGAAGTACCGTAAGGGAATTTGGTGGTTCGATGCCATCACAGACCTCTCCCTATTCTCCGTCCGACCCAAGATTTGAACGTCTCAAAGACTTGGCCAGCCCCATCTTTACGGTGGGGCTTTTTCTTATGAGTATTGGTGAACAAAGACAAGCATTGCGAGCCTTATATCCTACTACACCCAACAAGGATTTGTCGAAGATGCTTGGTATGAGTGTCGGTATGGTTCAGCGATATTCCTACCAAATGGGTTTAAAAAAAGACCCGAAATATCTAAGTGAAGTAAATAGGAAATGCGGTATGAAAGGTTGTATTGCTTTTCGTAAAAAACACTATGATCAATGATACCAGAATATATATTGAAAGCCGCAAAGGAGTATAGAGATTCACACGGCGGTAGCGAAGCATTGTTTGATGCCTTTATAGCCGGACACAAAGCAACGAGACAGCCGAAGACAAAAGACATTGTTCTTTCTCCAGAGCAAAACAGATTGTTTGAAGAGTGTTGGGATGCCTACGGAAAGAAAGGTAATAAAGGTAAGGCAAAAGAACAGTGGTCTAAGATTCCTTTGACCTCTCTTCCTCTGATACTCACACATATTAAGATATACGTAAGCAGCAGACAGCGAGGGTTTCAGAAAGATTTTGAACGATACCTGAAGGAAAAAGTCTATACGACAAATATTGTCACCAATGCAGGTGTTCTTTATGATTCTGAAAAAGATAGTGTTCCTGACGAATATCGCCCGACAACAGACGGCATTTTCCAGTACTGGAATGCGAAGCGAAAGTGTTTGATGTTTAATGGCTACATCGACCAACTCAATGACGGATATACAGACGATAACAGACCGGACGGTGCAAAAGTCGCATGGAGTATGTATGAGTGGGTATGGAGTAGACAAAACAAACAATGGATAAAACAGAATGATTAACGAAGAGACTCTGAGGCAGTGGTGGCATGTCTTTAAAAACGATTCCGAGTTAGTTGAAATCAGAATACTTGGAAAGTTCACCTATAGCGGCTACTACAAGAATATCGACAAACTGATTGAAGATATTAAGCCTTATGAGGATCTTCCAGACCAACAAATATACTTCACTCTTAATGAGATTGACGATGGCTGTTACGGTCGCGCCCAATGTGAGAAGATAGTCAAAGCCCCGAAGACTACGACCAACGACAACAACATAACCCGTCGTAAATGGGTGTTGATAGATTATGATCCGGTTCGTGTCACTGGTACAAACGCCACCGACGAAGAGTTTGAACTTGCTCATAAGAAAGCACAACAGGTTTTTCTCTATCTCAGGCGGTGTGGATTCAGTGACCCCGTAATCTGCAAGTCTGGCAACGGTTGGCACACCGTTTATAGGGTTGACATGCCGAATACCGAGGAAGTGAGGGATATGCTTTCGCAGTTCCTCCAGTCCATTGCATTGATGTTTACCGACGAAAAGGTAGACATTGATGAATCGGTGTTCAATGCCGCACGTATCTGCAAACTCTATGGTACTACAGCTAAGAAAGGTGCAGACCTTCCAGAACGGCCATGGAGAATGTCGGAGATTATTTATGTGCCGGAAGAGATTAAGGTAAATGACATTTCCCTCTTCCAAGCCGTAGCCAATCTTTTGCCGAAAGAAGAGCCAAAGCCAACACTTCCATATAGAGGCGGAGGTGCAGAGACTTTTGATCTGGAACGGTTCTTGAACGAGCATAACGTACAATACAAGAAAGAAAGTTGTGCGAAATGGACTAAGTACGTCTTAGACCATTGCTTTTTCAATCCAGAACACAAAGGTAAGGATGCTGCCATTATTCAGATGGCAAGCGGGGCAATCAAGTACACATGCTTGCACAATACTTGTCAGCAACATACATGGCAGGAGGTGAGGCAGATGCTCGACCCTCATGCCTACGAAAGACAGTACCAACCGCAGCCATACCAACCACAGCAGAGACAGGTTCAGCCACAGCCACAACAGCCCGTTATAAAGCCTGAGACCGCAGAACTTGGTAAGAAGTGGTTTTCGATGAAAGATATTGAGAAAGTCAATATCAATGAGTTGGAAGGTTTCAAAACTGGATTTACCGAACTTGACAAGGCGATTCGAAAGCTGTTCTTTTCCTCTCTGGTAATAGTTAGCGGATCAAACGCTTCTGGAAAAAGTTCTTGGCTAAACTCTTTGATTCTAAATGCGATTCAGCAAAGTCAGAAATGCGCGTTGTGGAGTGGAGAGTTACGACCAGACATCTTGAAGACGTGGATTCAGATGGTCGCTGCCGGAAAGGAGTTTCTGAGACAGGGAAGTAATGGAAAGTATTGGTTTGTCCCAGACGAGATATCGAAGAAGATAGACGATTGGACTGACGGAAAGTTCTTTCTATACAACAACGAATACTCAAACAAGTGGGAACAGTTGTTTGCCGACATGAAAGAACTTCTGGCAGCAGGTGTCAAAGTCTTCATCCTTGATAACTTGTTCAGTCTCGACATTGACGTTTTTGATGGTGACAGCAACAAGAAACAAAAGGAACTGATAAACCAACTCACAGATTTTAAGAAGAAGCATAAAGTTTTAATCATACTCGTAGCCCATCCGAGAAAGACCACCTCTTTCATCAGAAAGAATGATATTTCTGGTACGTCTGCAATCATAGACGCTGCCGACTACATTTTCATTCTGCATCGTGTCAATAACGACTTCAGAAAAAGCGGTGGCGAGTTCTTTGGTGCTGCCAACATTCAGAAGTTCTTTGAGTTCTCAAACGTCATAGAGGTTTCCAAAGATCGCATGATGGGAACTCAGGACTATCTCGTAGGCATGTACTATGAGATTGAATCCAGACGGTTCAAGAACACCAACGACGAGAAACGTTGCTATGGTTGGCGTGATGATATCGGTCAGCAACAAGATATGTTTGAAGAGCCAAAGAGTGATCTGCCGTTTGATGCACCAATAGATGAAGTGCCGTTCTAAGGCCACATTTTAGTTAGTCACATTACAGACATAATGTGGCTTTTATAGGTCGAAAAGAGATAACTGAGAATGTTGTTGCTCTTTGCCGATGATAAAGTCGCAGATGAAGTTGCGGGCATAGTCGGGGCTGATAGTGGAACGCTCCTCGCTGCATAGTCCGGCGTGAGGTGCTTTCTTCATTTCCATGTGCCTACGCTGCTGGCTCTTCGGTGTCTGCTGGAATGACCGCCCGTGTGTCGGCTCGCAGTTCCAGAACCAGTAGGCGGTCGGTTTCTTCATCCAGTCGCCTCGCCTTGTGCGGTCTTGGTCAACCATCGTTGGCGGTTTCATGATGACGTTCTGTTTGAGATACGTCTGCTCACTCCACGGATTTTCCATCACCATGCGGATTCCTCGGTCAAGGCACACGCCTGAGAACTTCATCATCAACTCGTAGAGCCTTGCCCGCTCGCGGTTCTTGTTCACCATGTATTCGATGCGTTTCTTGTAGGGCCATTTCTGGTAGTCACGTTGTCCGAGTGAGTACCACATCTGAGCCACACATGAGAACTCGATGCAAGGGAAGAAAGCCATGATGAAGTCGTTCTTTGCATCAATCGTGTCGAATAGGCTTGGCTCATCGTTGAAAGCCTTGTCGATTTCGGCAAAGAGGTCATCCGTGTGGTCAGTCTCTCCGAAGTTGTTCTGAATGTCATAATCCTCTGCTGGTATTCCAAGTTTTATGAATTCACGCTTGAATGTACCAGATTGTTCAAAGAAACAATGTACTTTTCCTTCTATTTTCATGTTAGGAAACATTATGTCTGCAATGAAACAATAAAAAAGCAAGCTAAAACGAAAATAATATGAAGAATTTATTGTTTGATGATTTCCGGCAATGGCGAATCTGCCTGTGGGCTGGAGTTTGTAAGGCGGCTTGGGGATTATGGAGAATCCTCACCTGTATCGTATTCGGCATTCTCAGCGTGTTTGCCTATATCGGCAAGCAGATTGATGCCTTCTATAGGCGTGAGTTTCCGGCTTCGCTTATCATCGGCTTCGTCATAGCCGTTCTGTCTGTTTGTTGGCTCGTTACGTTTGTGAATGAGCGTGCGGCAAGAGTTGGCGCAGAAATGCAGCGTGACAGATTGGCGTTGCGTCTGGATTCAGCGAAACAGAACTCTCCCGCAGTCTTTGACCGATATCAGAACCATTGGGAAGATGATAGTAAGTGACGGTCAGTACTATTACAGACCACATCGCAGATTATGGGGGATATGGCAGCACCATGAGGAAGGTAACGGCTTTTCATCCGGAACCTTTATCAAAGACTGCCCTACCAAAGAAGAGGCGAGGAAAGAAGTTTATAGGCTTAATGGTTGGATAATAAATGAGAAAAAAGATAAGAAACAGTCCGAGGCGTGAGAATGCCATAAGACAAGCCGTGATCTATCTCAAAGACAGTTGCGGCTATTGGGGAAACTCACATTTCCATGAAGATGTAGGCCGTTTTATCTGGTGGCTTAAATACAAGGCTGACAAGTACGACGTACTCAATGCCTTGTGTTGCGGCAAACAGAATAAGGTTGTGACCTTTGCAAGGGCTGACATCAGACACAGGCTTGACAGATACAAACTATTCTGTGATGCAGTCATGTTTCTGGTTATGATTCACATGATTGTGAGTTTCCTGATCACGATCTGCTATTGAAAGTATTTCCGACAAACATTGAATAATCACTAAACATAAAAAAGAATTATGTCACATTTACAAAGACGTTACACCGACTTCTATTACGTTGAGGTTGAAAAGAAGAACTTTTTTGGACGGAAGAAAAAAGAGTTGCAGAAACGCTATTATATCCGTCAGACCGAGAAAGTATTGCAGAAACAAGAGGAAATGCTTCACATATCCATTCCTCGAATGTTTCCAAATGCAATATTCCCCTGTGAGCATGAGGAACGTGGCTTTGTCAGCAAAGGCAAGAAGAGCAATCACACCCATGCCCGTTACAAGCGTAGGAACAAGGCTCGTATCAAAGCGAGAAAAGCTAAGTAAGTTTTATCTTTAATATTTAAGAATT